TCTGTAAACTACCTTGAAGAAGGTGATTTGTGGGTTACCTGTAAGGTAAATATCTTGTGCGCCGTAAGCTACTAATTGCATAAGTCCGCCTCCCATTTTATTTTATATATATAAGCAAGATAATAATTTCATGGAAATTAATTAATTAAATTAAAAAAAACTAATATAATACTTTATTAGGTTTTTTATAGTAAATTTAGCTTAGTTAGAGTATGCGAGACCACCCATACCACTCATGATTCTGAGAACGTTGTAGTTGACGGCATATACATCTAATACACCTTTATTGAGCATCGAGTCGCCGTCGGCCAGCGCGGCGGCGGCGTTGGCGTTGGCAGCGTTGTCGTTAGTTCCTATTAGGTTATTAATACCAAGGTTTAAGACGGCGTTATCTATTCTTGAGAAATTGCACGTTCCGGATGGTTGGTGTTCTTCTGGTTTGAGGGCGAAGGAGTAAGAGTAAATTGTGCCGGCATCGACTGAGCTGTGAGTTGACACCCACGACACGGCTGCGCCGCTGTGGTGTTCGTATCTCTGGACCGTGCTGAAGTATTCGCCAGTTCTTTTTCTAAAGCGATCGTGGCCGTTAAGTTGTAATAAAGCAGAGCAAACGGCATCGACTCCCTTGCTGGAGTTGCAGCAACTCGTGCCAGCGCCTCTGGTTTGCCAAATAAGCTCTTTAACTGGGTGGTTGAATCTAAGTTCGGTTTGGACATCTTCTTTCGCGGAAACACCGTTGTTGTATTGGACTTGTTCGATAAGGTATTCGTGGCTGACTTGAGCGAATCTACGTCTCTCGTCGGTGTCAAGGAAAATGTAATCACACCATACTTCGGCGCCAACGTCGGCGTCAAGCGTGCAAAATTTAATATTAAGTTTGACTTCATGGTATTGAAGTGCAATAAGTGGAAGCGCTAAACCAGGATTTCTGCAGAACCAGAACTGGAGTGGTATTACTGAAAGATCTGTGGTATAGTTCTCGCTACTGCAATCACAATTGTTAGTAAGTAACATAGTTTTTAACATCTCTTTTTTGTCATATGGGTGGGTAAGATCACACCAGATCTTCATCCATTGACCGTAGTGTTTGTCAATAACTTGGCCACCTACTTCTACTTCGACGTAGTTGATAGCATCAAAACCAGCATTGGGGGCGGTTAAATTCGCACCGCTTCTCTTTAATTGAATGTATACACGGTGTAAGAGATCGCCGTTTCTTGCTACAGTTACTGAAACTTTGCCACCGCCAGTTGTTCCAATTGATCCATTGATGGTTTGTTCGATGGATTCTACTGCGAAGTTAGTGTGTCTTCTGTAAACTACCTTGAAGAAGGTAATTTGTGGGTTACCTGTAAGGTAAATATCTTGTGCGCCGTAAGCTACTAATTGCATAAGTCCGCCTCCCATTTTATATATATATATAGACAAGAAAATAATTTATAGAAAATAGAATAAATTATTTTAATTTAATAATTTATCATATTATTTGCGTTTTAGCTTTAATTATGTAGTAAATTCAATATTCCATCTTTAAACCGGAGGATATTATGTTTAATTATATATACATGTAGGGTGCTGGAATTAATACTATTCATAGTGTCAATTTCTAAAGTAAAAGTGTTGTATTTTTCTGTAGTTAAAAAACCCGATGATTGAAAGTCGGATGGATTTAAGCAAAAAACCTGACTATGTATATTTAAATCATTTAAATCGGTGAAATCTTTATACGAAGCCCCGCCATTAAAATCTATACCATTTACAACTGGGGTTTTAAAATAACTGAAACGATTCACTAAGGCCGTTCTGTTCGCATCCGCGCAGTCTAAAATAGGAGTACCATTTAAAAGAATCGTAGTTTTCTTTATGTGGGCTTCGCTTTTTAAATCATTAGTGGGTATGGTAGGCAGTGTATTCCATAATAAATATTTGACATATTTATTTCGGGGAAGGTCTATTTTAACCTTACTTTCATTAATGATATTTCGTTTGTTTACGATTTCAACCTGTTCAATCAAATATTCTAACGAACTATTTTTAAAAACATCTTTTTCTTTATGTGTTAAATTTGTGTATTGAACTAATAAATCTAAATTTCTTATTAACGATAAAGATTTATTGGTCTTTAATTTTATTTGGACTACTAATCTTGGTTTGGTTAATAACCATATGGGAAATGCTGACCCAGGATTTTTAGTGAACCAAAACGGGAGAGGGACGTGGAGAACATTATTTCGCTCGTCGCGATTAATATCTTTAAAGTTATTTTCTAAAGATTCCTTTGTTAAAGAAGTTAAATCTATAAATTGTTTATATTGACAGTTATTACTATGAAGCTTGTGATATAATGCGATGTAATTATAATCAATTGTGCTTAATACTTGGTCATTATACTTAAAAGTTACCGATTCTATAAATTCTAAAGCGTGAAAACGACCAGAAGAATCATTTGCTAATGTTTCTCCAGAAATATTTAATCTTAATAATACATTAGAAATAAGGTCTCCCTCAATTGGTAAATGCATGGTTATAAACGAAGACTCGGTAAAATTTAAATTATTACTGGGATTAATAGCATTCCAATTTTGACCAAAGTAACTATATGTTTTTTTTGGCGATTTAAAAAAGCTATGTTTTGAGTTGTCAGTTAAATAAGTATCTTCTTCTCCTTTGGTTAATAATATAATTTTTGAATTTGACATTATTCGTATTAATATATAAAGATACAATAATTATAAAAATATATTTTATTAATTTTATAATTATTTAGTTAGTAAAAGCCAAAGCTCCTAAACCCCCTGTAATTCGGAGAATATTGTAATTTAAAGCATAAATATTTACTACTTTGTTTTTATTTTGAGCGTCTTCGGAGGTAACGCTTCCCGTGAAATCCCAATTTTTACCCTTATTTAATCCAAATTTAAGTTTAGCATTTTGTAATTTAGAAAAATTTAAGGATCCCGATGGTTGATGTTGTCCTGGGTAAATAGCAAAAGAGTAAGAATATATTCCACTTCCTCTTGAATAATCTTGGTAATTTAATGCGGGGTTCCCCTCCTTTTGTTTAATAAGATCAACATGTTCAATACCATAACTATTGTGATATTGATATTGTTGTGTGTTTCTATAAAAAGGAGCCGGTAATTCATCCATGAGATTTTTATTATTAAGAACGAGAGTGCAATAAGACATTTGGTCTTGTCCTATTCTGAAATTATTCCAATAATTATATTTAAAGCAACCGGTGTTTTTAAAATCACCCGATAAATCGGTATGATAACGAGGTATAGCTTTACCTTCTCTGTCCTGAATGGACCAAAATAATTCTTTAACTGGATATCTGAATCTTAAATCTACTTCGTGTCGTAATTTAGTAAAGTCGGACGAATCCCATTTTCCAGCCACATCATTAATAATGTTATGGATACTTGATTGAACCTGTGTAATTAAATACTCGTGTTTATTACTAGTAAATAATCTTCTTTCTTCTTGATCTAAATAAATATTTTCTAAAAGTAATCTTACATTACTAACACTTATAGGACTAGCTACTGTCTGTTTATCGGAAAGCCTTTCTACCTCAGCTTTTTTATTAAATTTAATTTCCAGTTTTACATTTGCATACTGCATAGAAACCAAGGGTAATGCCAAACCAACATTATTATTAAACCAAAATCGTAATGGAATAGTTAATGTTCTTTTACCACCAGCTTCGTTATTAACCTGTATCATATTAGCCAACGCTAAATTTTTTTCTGAGTTTTCAAAAAGTTCATGCCAAATGTGGAGCCACTCCCCATAATGTCTATCAATAAGTTGGTCTCCAATATACAAATCGATAAATTCTATTAAATTATAGGCGAGTGGGGCATAATTTCCTTTATCCGCAGCAGTTTGAGCAAAACCGGAGGCATGCCAACCATTTAAATTACCAAACTCTAATCTTTCCGATCCACTAATATTTATATCAACGCATAAATAACTTCGGTGTAATAAATCCGCACCTTTTGGTACATTCATATAAATTTTTTTACCCAAACAATTTTCGGTGCTATGTGCAAATAAAACTTCGGTGTAATCAATAGCGAAGTTCGTATGTCTTTTATAAACTGCTTTAAAGTAGGTAAATTCGGGATTACCTACTAAATATTTATCATGTTCGCTTTTAACGGCTAAAGCTAAGTATCCATAACCCATTTATCATATACAAACATATTTTAATCGACAATAAACCCTGTATTATTTATTTAAATATATTTTCAGATATATAACTAATGAGTCGACCATATTTAAAGAGCTTAGCAGATACCAGCTTTGATAGGCCTAAAAAAACCTATACAGAAAGCATTCAAAATAAAGCCGCTATAAAAGAAAAATTAAAAAATTATGAAAGAGTAGAAGATATAGATGACGTAGAATTTGATACACACGTTAGATATTTTACCCTGGACAAGCAGAATAAGCAGGTTTTTCGCACTGGTGGGTTACTTATTAAAAAACATTCCGAATATGTTAAACTATCAAATGGAAGGATGCAATGGAGTGTGCAAAGATATCATTACGACGCCGACGATGATGAAAAGGAAAATCCTATATTTGAAACGGTTTTTTTCGCTCGTATTTCTAAACAAGATGAATTTAATAAAAAAGAGGAAAAATATATTGCAATTATTAAAAAGCAAAGAGACGAGATTAATAAATTAAAGGATATCATTAAAAAAATCCAAAAAGTTAGATAAAAATATCTAATTCCATAATAATTCTTTTAACGACCTTTTTTTTATTCTTAGATTTATAGGTAACCCCTAATTGTTTTAAATTATATTGAAGCGCTTCTAATTCTAAATTATTCAATTGTTTTTCTATATATTTTCTGTTTATTTTTTTAGGTTTTTCCATTTCGGTGGAAAACCTTTTTTCTAGTTTTATTTTTTTATTTTTTCGTCCATCTTCTAAAGTGGGCTGAGTATTTATTAATTTTATGGAGGCATCTAAAAACATTCTATCATCTATAACGAAGCCCTTTTTTTCTAAATATTTGTCAAATTCTTTTTTAGTTATTTTTTTGTTAATCGCGTGACCATTCTTAATTTCTATATCATCGGAATCTGATGATTTATCAAATTCGATACTTTTAGAGGGGGGCGGAGCTCCTCCATTAGTATAACGAAAACTCTTTGAAATATGTGTAAACATTATTATAATTAGATATAATAATATTTTATCTCTTATCTTTTATCTTTTATCTTTTATCTTTTATCTTTTATCTCTTATCTCTTATCTTTTATATTAGACGTTGTAGGGATGAGGTCTTACCGGAAAGGCTAATTGTGTTTTAGACATAGAAGGTAATTTA